CCCAAATGTTGAGGGTGCAAGTGCTGAAAGTGTTATTAGATTAGAGCCACATTTTGGAACTGACAATCAATCAGCATCATCATTATTATCATCACAAAGTAATTGGGGGAGTAATCATAGACTAAGAGGAATTTGTTATCTTGCTATTCGTTTTAAATGGAATCCAGATTGTTTTGGTAGTATTCCAAAAGTACAAGCTAAAATAAAAGGCAAAAAAGTTGTATCTTATAATTCAAGCCTACAAGCACAAACTCCAGCTTATTCAACTAATCCAGCTTGGTGTTTATTAGATTTTTTAACAAGTGAAAGATATGGAAAAGGATTAACAACATCAGATATAGATTTACAAAGCTTTTATGATGCTTCTGTTATTTGTACTACACAAGTAACACCATATTCAGGTGGAAGTGATATAAATATTTTTGACACAAATGCAGTATTAGATACATCAAAAAAAGTATTAGATAGTGTTAGAGATTTGATTAAAGGGTGCAGAGGATTTTTACCATATACACAAGGAAAATATAAATTAATTATAGAAACAACAGGTAGTGCATCTATTAGCTTAAATGAAGATGATATATTTGGTGGAATAAAATTACAAAGTGAAGATAAAAGTAATAAGTATAATAGAGTTATTGTATCTTTTATTAATCCTGATCGTAACTATCAAGTTGATGAAGTACAGTTTCCACCAATAGATGATTCAGGATTATCAAGTGCAGATCAACACGCAACTATGAAAACTGCTGATGGTGGTTTTTTATTAGAGGGAAGATTTGATTTTAAAACTATAACTTCTCCATATCAAGCAGAAGAAATGGCAGAGATTATTTTAAGAAGATCAAGAAGTGCTAAAAAATTAGGAATTAATGCTAGAGCCATTGCTTATGATTTATTAATTGGAGATATAGTTAATATCACTCATAGTAGTCTTGGCTATTCGTCTAAACCTTTTAGAGTTGTTGGTGCTACATTTAATCAAGATTTTACAATGGGATTATCTTTAATAGAACATTCTGATAGCTTTTATACATGGTCATCAAAATCACAACAAGCAACAGTTCCTACCACAGTATTACCAAATCCATTTTCAGTACAGCCACCAGCAAGTGTAACTTTAGATGATACATTAATTGAATATAATGATGGAACAGTTATCGTTGCTTTAGATGTAACTATAGGTGCTTCTCCTGATAGCTTTGTTGATTATTACCAAGTAGAATATAAATTAAGTACAGATTCAGATTTTATTATTTACGCACAAGGTTCAGGATTAAATCACAGAGTTTTAAATGTAATTGACCAAAGTGTTTATGATGTAAGAGTTAAAGCTGTAAATAGTTTTGGTGTAAGTTCAACCTATGTATCAGCACAAAGAACTATTATTGGTGCAGTAGAACCACCAGCAGATGTAGAGGACTTTGCTTGTAATATTGTAGGACAAGAGGCACATTTATCATGGACACAAATACCTGATTTAGATTTAGCATATTATAGTTTAAGATTTAGTGAAGAAACTGATGGAACTGCTGATTGGCAGAACTCAGTAGCATTAGTAGAAAAAGTATCAAGACCAGCAACTTCAATATCTGTACCAGCTAGGGCTGGAACTTATCTTTTAAAAGCTGTAGATAAATTAGGTAACTTTAGTTCAAATGCAACAGCTATTATTTCTAATGTTACAGGAGTAACTAATTTTAACACAATTACAACACAATCAGAACACCCAGCATTTGCTGGAACTTTAACTAATGCTGTAGTAACAGATGATGCTATTGAATTAGATTCATCTGAATTATTTGATAGTGCGTCAGGTAACTTTGATGATGAAACAACTAGATTCTTTGATTCTGGTGTTGCTAATGCTGATTTTTACGCAAGTGGTAATTATTTATTTGCAGATGTAATTGATATAGGTGCTAAACACACAGCTAGAATTACAGCATCACTAACTCAAACATCAGATAACCCAGATGACTTATTTGATAATAGATCAGGATTATTTGATACTACTTCTTCTAACTTTGACGGAGATACACCAGCTAATGCAAATGCACATATTGAAATAGCAACAAGTGATGATAATGTAACTTACACAGCTTTTCAAAATTTTGTAATTGGAGATTACACAGCTAGATACTTTAAATTTAGAGTTGTTTTAATTTCAAGAGATGGTGCTTCTACACCTAGAGTTTCAGCAGTTACAGTTACGATTGATATGCAAGATAGAATATTTAGTGGAAATGATATAGTTTCTGGTGCTGGAACTAAAACTGTAACATTTACAAATCCATATAAAACTGTTAATTATGCAGTTGGAATTACAGGACAAGGAATGTCCACAGGAGATTATTTCTTGGTAGAAAATAAAACTATTAATGGATTTGATGTAACATTTAAAAATTCAAGTGATACAGCAATATCTAAAACATTTGATTTTATTGCAAAAGGGTTTTAAAAGGAGTATAAACACATCATGGCACAACACGATTACGATATAGCGAACCAATCATTTCCAGCTTTTAGAACTGATCTAAACAATGTTCTTGAGGCTATAAATACATCTAATTCTGGTACATCAAGACCAAGTGGTGCTGTCGCTGGTACGATCTGGCTAGACACAACTTCTGCAACTACTCCTACTTTAAAATACTATGACGGAGCAGATGATATATCTCTTGCAACTTTAGACCACACAGCTAACACAGTTAATTGGCTAGATAGTTCAGTTTCATTTGATATAGTTTCAGATACTACTCCACAATTAGGTGGCGATTTAGATGTTAATGGAAATGCTTTTGTATCAACATCAAATGGTAATATTACATTCACACCAAATGGCACAGGAAAAATCGTATTTAATGATTTAGCATATTACCCAGAAGCTAGTCTAACATCTACATCAAATGCAGTAGCTTGGGATAGTCAATCATCTCCAAATGCTAAACACGTTACAACAGAAAACACAACTTTCTCAGCACCAAGTAATGCAACAACAGGAAGTTTTATAAGTTTAAATATTCAATATGGTGGCGCACATACGATAGCTTTCAATACAGTTTTTGAATTTGCTGGAAGTACAGCACCAACATTTACAAGCACATCAGGTCAAGTCGATCATTTAGTATTCAGATATAATGGTACAGTTTGGCAAGAGATGGGTAGAACTTTAAATATGTCAGCAACATAAGGATAAACAATGTACGCAGTAGTCGAAGATAATAACATAACTCAATTTATAAATTACCCTAAATCCATTGTTATAGGAGAGGTAAGATACCCAGCTAAAATATTTACAATGTGGTCTCAATCAGAAAAAGAAGCTATTGGTATTTATGAAATAGTAACTGATTCATCTAATTACAAAGATCCAGCATATTACATTAACACTAACGAACAATATAACTTTGCAGATGGTCAAGTTACTAAATCTTGGGGAACTGCAACTGCTAAAAGATTAAATGATGAAAACGCAGTAGATGAAGATGGTAATAATTTATTAGATGATGATGGCAACCAAGTAATTAACTATGGTTTAAAAACAGAAAAGAAAAGAATTGTAAAACAACAAGCATCAGGATTATTAGCACCTACTGATTGGTATGTAGTTAAATCAACTGAAGTAGCTGACTATGATATTCCAGCAAACATATTATCTTTTAGAGCAGATGTTAGAAGTAAGTCTAATGAAATGGAAACTCAGATAGATAACTGCACAACAGTTGATGAACTAAAAGCATTATACGAATACACTAACACAGGAACAGAAGCAAATCCTGTAATCACAAGACCATTAGCAGAATTTCCAACATTGGAGAATTAATGTTACCAACTATTGCAACAGGAAATGTAGGCTCAGCACTAGCTGGAGAATATGAAGTTGCTAACTCATTAAGGTTTAATGATGATAGTTCAGATACTTTAAGTAGGACTCCATCAAGTTCAGGAAACAGAAAAACTTTTACTTTAAGTTTTTGGTATAAAAGAGGAAATATTGTAGCAAATACTCTTATTAGTTCATCTTTAGATGGAAACAATTTTGGTGGTATAGATATTGATAATAATAGTCGAAAATTTCAATTTTTTACATTTCAAGGTGGTTCAACAACAATTAATTTAATCACAACAAGAGTTTTCAGAGATGTCTCAGCTTGGTATCATATATTGATTGCAGTTGATACAACACAAGGTACAGATACAAATAGAGTAAAACTTTATATAAATGGAGTTCAAGAAACTGCATTTGATACATCTGTATATCCATCACAAAATTTAGATACTATTTTTAATGTATCAAGTTATGCTCATAGAATTGGTGTTAATAATGATAATAACGGAAGATATTTAGATGGTTATTTAGCAGAAGTAGTAAATGTAGATGGCTTACAATTAGACGCAACATCATTTGGAGAATTTGATGAAGACACAGGAATATGGAAACCAATAGATGTATCTGGTTTAACCTTTGGCACAAATGGATTCTATTTAGAATTTAAACAATCTGGAACAAGTCAAAATAGTAGTGGATTAGGTGCAGATACTAGTGGTCAAGAT